CCCATAGGCTTGTTATCAAAATGTAAGTCCCCGATTATTAGTGTTTGCATAATGCTTCCCAACTAGTAGGGAAAAGCTCCCCCATTATTTTACCAATTGCTTTAGCATACTCCTGAGTTTCTAATTGAGTATGCTCCTCAGTCCTTAGTTTATATAGGTGATGCCACCCTAGAAGGGTTCCTGTAGTTACACAAGTAGTGTACATGGATTGGGGGAGAATAGCTCGGGCTTGCTCTGGGGCTACTCCCTTTCTTAACAAGGTATTATACCTGTGTAATGCAGAGTTGTTTTGCCTAAGAAACACATCTTTAAGATAGTCCTCCTCCTCCTCGCTCCACTCTTTAGCCTGACTACCTTGTTTAATATTCTCGGGACGAGTTCTAATATCATCGGGGAGCCAAAACTCAGGGCTGCCTGTAATATACCTACGACTAACCTCACTCCAGGAAAATCCTACTTGGTGCTTACCTAATTGGCGAAGTACAAATATAGGGCAAGTGATGCGTAGAGTAGCCACAGGATGCCTAAACGGGAGAACATGTCCATGCTTTGCAAGGTAGTTGATAAGCTTTGTATCATTCTTTTCATCATAAACCTCATGCTGTTTATCAAAGGAACACCTGGCTGCATTTACAACAAGCAGATCTCCATCATCGGTGTTACTCATAAGTTCCAAGGAACCTCGACCCAATACTTTTACTTCCAAAATTGCCACCACCTCTTGTTGATATCTTTTTTGAACTGATCCATCACAGCAGGGAAATCCTCAGAAGGGTATTGATTTTTTCCAAGATTAATCAAGCGAGCGGTTAGAACAATATTGTCCTTATGGTAACCCTTCTCATTAATTAGTCTGTCCACACTGAGACCTAGAGGGTGGTATGAAATATCTTGAGTTTCTAAACGAAGAGGGACTCCTGACCAATGACACAGCCCACGCTGCTTGGCATACTGAGACATAAGATCCTCCGCAGTAATGCTGTGCTCTGGCATGACACCTTTACGGGCTTTGGTCATAAAAGCTGCTCTGCCCCCAGAACTGCGGGTATTGTTAAGAAGCTTGTTCCATGTACGACGATAGCTTCCGTCTAGATAAGGTTGATACTGAAAAGATCTCATAGTATAGGAATTCCATTGTTAAAGTGAACTTCTTCACCGTCCCCGAAGGACTTGCCCACCTCTGCATCAATCGCTAGAGGCACATCAAAATGAATGTTAAATATCTTCTTGATCAATGGGTAATTGACCATCTCATCATAGAGGATACTAAGCGCAGTGTTCACCTCTTCTTTCGGACAAACAATCTCAATCGAGTCATGCACTGTGGCGACTGGCTTCGCTAACATCCCTAGCTCCTTGAAGCGTTGAGATGTCCCTAGCAAAGAGGTCAGCAAGATGTCCGATGCTGCACTCTGAATTGTAAAGTTTAGCCCTTGGCGTAAGGCTCTGTTAACAACAGAGCGATCTCTGCTATACACATCAGGAAGGTTACGCTTGCGACCAAAGATAGTATAAGCATAACCGTTTTTTCTAATAAACTCATTCACAAACTCCATGTATGCGAAAATGCCAGGGTAGACATTCTCATAGTCCTTAATGATTTTCTCTGCCCTCTTCATAGGAATGCCCATGGTCTCAGCTAGATTAAAAGCTCCTCCACCATAGACGATCAAGAAGGAAACAGTCTTGGCTATCTGCCTCTCCTCTTTTGTAATATTTTCCTTGTTAAACAGGAGACGAGCAGTGTAAGTATGCAGGTCCGCTCCCTGATTGAAGGCTAGTTGCATATTACCTTCCTTGGCAATATGAGAAAGAACTCTAAGCTCCATAGCCCCATAGTCTGCTGCAATAAACGCCCAATCACCAGGAGCCTTGAACAGACTTCTGATGTTGTTTTTAGTTTCACGGGGTAGGGTATGGAAGGATACTCCCATCGCTTTCTGAGCGTTGTACGCAGCGCATGAGAGCCTTCCAGTCGCAGTGCCATCAAAGCGGAAGTCCACAAAGACTTTATCTCGCTCATTGTACGCGATGGCATTTTTAGTACCATCAATGTAAGTCTTGGTTAGCTTCTCAGACTTACGAAGATCCAACAACCCTTTCAGGAATTTCTTAGCGTCTTGAAGCTCTGCTGTGGACTTGGAGGCAACGACAGACTTGCTAATCTTTTTGCCTTCGTCTCTATGCTGCCACTTACCCACGGCTCTCTAACTCCTTATCAATATGCTCAAGGAGGAGCTTAAGAGTGGGTGCGGAAACCGAAGGCTTCCCTTTGGCTGTCTTGTCAGGAGGATATAATTCCATGCCGTCTTCTCTGGTGTACAAAATTTCGATGAGATCGTTATTAGAGGATAGGTTATCTGATTTAGTTACACTCTTGCAGGTGTACAAGAAGTCTTCCTCGTCCATATTGGTAGAGCGTAGCTGCTTACCCACAGCCTCAAGGGTGGTGAGATCTACGTCTAGTCCATTATACTCCATCTCTGCAAATGTTTCAAGCGAGGGCATGACAACATTCTCGATAAGCTTCATGACGGGCTGACCGTCCAGCTTATCCATGATGAGATCAAACAATTTGAGAGTGAAATATGTGTCCATCGCATTGCCTTCGCAGCAATCAGATAGATCCATATTAGCCCAATCAAATTTACTAGGGTTGTCTATGGTGAGCATGTCTATATATAATAGGAGTAATCATGAGAAATATAATACTTATACTGTTGTTAGTTACGTTATCCAGTTGCAGCACCATCAAACACGCTGTGGGTGGTGCTTTAGGTGGGGGCTTGACCGCAGCCTTCCTCCCAGAGCCAGCAGCAGTCGCAGCAGGAGCGGCAGGTGGAGTCATGCTTACAGAGCTTATCATGCCTTCAACAAGCCCAGCAGCCCTTGTGGGTCAGGTGGCTGGTGCGGGACCAGTACAAGGAACTACCGCATCTACCCTACATGAGACGGGTGGTTTAATTAAAACCCTGGGGTATTGGTGGTTGATTCTCTTTGTGTTCCTTCCCCTCTTCAGAAAGAATGGACGAAATTGGTTTAAAAAGTTTGGTGACATTCATAACACCGTATCCCAAGCAGACATTGACGCGAGAGACGATGAACAAGATCAGGTTATGAAGCATAATGAGAGTAGGATTGCTGCTCTAGAAGAAGCACTTAAAGATCCTTCAACTCATTTGCGAAGTAAAGCTTAGTTAAATCCATCAAACTCTTAGGCATGTTCTCATCCAGGAGGTGATGCATGATCTTTGTGTCCCATACATTCTTCGTGAATATACCATAGTTAATTAGGAACTTAAGATCGAACTTAGCATTGTGAAATACCTTCTTGCTCTTTGGGTTCTCTAGAATCTTTCTAACACATTTCCAGACCTGAGCGTAGTCAGGCTCCCCCTTCCTGAACGGACTATCCTTATGGTCTAAGGGTATCACCCAAGTCTGCTCATGGGAGCTAATAGATATGGTCTGGATGAGGTCCTTTAGGAAATTAAGTCCAGTAGTTTCAATATCTACCGCCAAAGTTGCCTCTGAGGCTCGTAGCCTATCAACTAGATCTTGAACCTCTTCGACCTTCGTGAGGACTTCATAACTGAAGTTTCCCTCAGATGTTTTGCCAAGTACATATTTTTCATATGCGTTTTGGATGTCCGTTTTGAAAAGGAGCGTGTGCCTTGGTTCTTTAATACAAGAATAAGGATGGAAAATAGGAACAACGACACAAGTGTGCCCCAAACTAGTGGTGAATTCATAAGACTTACCTCTCTTACTGGTGATGCCACTCTTCTTGATCAGCATTTTCATGGCTAGGTTTCCACAGGGGAAGACTAGCTTAGGTTTAACCTTGTCAATAGTTGCCTCAAGATGAGTTCGACATAGGTTCATGTTGTTAGGAGACATGTCGGCCTCCTTAACTGATGGGCACTTTACAGACGCTGCAATCTGATAGCTCTCTTTATAGCTTTCATTGATGAGTGCAATCTCTGGCTTCGAAAAGCAACTGATGGTTCCAAGCCTATACTTTAGAGAATCAGATAGGAATAGAACAGGAGCCTCTTTGAGATCTTCATAATCCATGACCGAATGACACGGTTTACTTTTCTCTAAGATGGTACAACCTTCACATAAAGGATTGTCACCGTGGGTTTTATGCCCTGCATACAGTTTATCGAGGTCGAACATGTCTATTATAAGGTATGAAAAATCATTACATAGATAACGAAAGGTTTGAAGAAATCATCCTATTATACCAGCAGGATCCCGAAACTCATCAAGATGACTTGGTTTCTTTGTTTGACCTGCTGATCGGCAACATAATCGACTCATTTAGGTTTAAGGTTGACCCTGACGATGCAAAGCAGGAGTGTTTCGCTCTAGTCCTTAAGACGGTTAAGAATTTTAAACCAAGAAAGGGAACAGCGTTTAACTACTTTACGACAATAATCGTGAACAATATGAAGCTGCTCTACACTAGAGACAAAAAGTACAAGCAGAAAATTGAGAATTATATCGAAAGACGGAAAGATGATTTTATGTAACCTTTAGTGTCTTCTCTACCATTGAGAGATAGTCTTCTGATTGAATTCCTCTCTTCGTCAGGCGAACAAGTTGTGGAAGCTTTGTAGTGTTGTATATAACAAAGCTGTGCGGCATATGAAAGCTGTCAACAATGTATAGAGGCTGGCCTCCTTGTTGGTTCTTATACTTCTCTTCCACTTTAGCTACTAGCGCCTGTGATCGTTCATCCCACAATGAGACGAACAGAATATTAATGGGAGTTCTCTCCCGCTTCTGCTGTTTAATGATCTTGTTGAGATCATTTTCCTTTTTCAGGAACTGTAAATTAAACATTAGCCTTCATATTTTTGGGGACTAATCGGAGAGGTAGCTCCTGATACATCTAGCTCTTCGGCTAACATATCAGCAGTCGAAGCTAACTTAACTTCTCCATCCTCATTCTCAATGACGGTAATCCCAGAGGAGGCAAGCTCGTCTTGGTTCTCTTTCGCGTACTTCTGTACCATATCAGATAGCTGCTGGTTCAGAGACTCGATCCCCGTAATAAATACGGTCTTGATGAACTCGTCATCAGTAATCTCTTGGGGCTTGCATACGTCTGTGAAGTTCTTAAAGGCTAAAGCCTCATCCTTAGATAATTTAATTTGTAGTTTCATACGATTCCTTTTTCTGTGGTCAATACGGATATTCCATTTACTGACATCGAGTTTAATATTTGTTTGCTCGGGATCCATTTCACTATTATAGTACGGTAGGTTAATTATGGAAGACAATTACGACATTTCTGCTCTTAAGAAGAAGAAGCGCAAGAACAGCAGGACTAAAGGCTCTACGTTTGAGCGCAGCATAGCCAAGACACTTAATGATAGACTGAACACCACAGAATTTTCGAGGAGTCCTGGATCTGGTGCATTTGCCACAACGCATACGCTGCCTGAACACCTTAAAATTTATGGGGACTTGATCACACCACAGAACTTTAAATACTGTATAGAATGCAAAAAAGGATACAATAACTTAAACTTATATAGCTTATATAATTATAGTAGTGAGTGGTGGGGCTTTTTAGAACAATGTGAAAAAGATTCAGATAAGTGTGGCAGAATTCCAATGGTCATATTTAAACAAGATCGACAACCTACATTAGCCATTGTACCTAGCCATGTACAGACAAACAAGTTACAACCATACATAGAAATAAGAAAAGAAGAAGACGCTTTTACTGTTAAAGTTTTTAGAATATATAAACTAGAAGACTTGCTAGATGATTACGATTCTTTTTGGATTAACTAAGAAGAGTTTCAAGCAGTCGCATCTGACCTTGTAAGAACTTGTGAAGAGTATCTTCCTTCGTAAGCTTAAGGTTTTTATTAAGAGCTTGGACTGTGCTTTTTGGTAGTCTGGTATTACTACGAGTTCTTCTTTCACCACCACCCCAAGTTCCTGACTGATTAAAGGTAACCGAAATACCATCAGCAGTTGTCATAGTAGCAGTAACGCCCTCAATACTTATAGTCAAGGTCCCATCTGTATTTGCTTTTGCTATTTTTTCAAGTGCCTCATTATGTGCAATAACATAACTTTCACCAGAGTCATCTGTGATTAGCTGACTCATAGCTTCTTTATTAGCACCACATATTAGTGTCATTCTTACTAGAGTATCTCTAGCAGCTTGATTGTCAGGATTTTTTGAATCTTCAATAGCATCTTTCATAGCTTTAAATCTTGCTTCTCTCTGAACAACTTCACTTGCTCTCTGTTGTGTTGCAGTATCTTCAAAGTCTCTGTAGTTTGCGTCACCTTTAAACAAAGCCTTACCTAGTGACGAATTCTTCAAAGCATCATAACCCATAAGACCTTTAACGGAATCAGCGATAGTCTTTAGCCTCGATTCAGGCTTTACGCTTCTAATTTTTCCATTAGAATCAATATATGTTGCGTAATCTGTAAGGTTGCGAGTTGACTTTTTGATCTTTTCTTCTACACCATTATAGAATGTTTGTGCAGCTTCATACCTTGCCTCATCTCCAGCAAACTGCATGGTTCTAATTTTATTTGAAAAACCAGCAGCTAAATTTTTATCACTATCAACAGACTCATCAAAGATCTGAGTCATTCTCTCCGTCCTATTGATCTCGCCTATCTTTGTACTTTTAAGTTCTTTTAGTCTCTTCTGGCCTACTCCAACCTCAAAGCCATTTTCAGTTTCCTTAACAGAAGAACCGATTAACTTAGCGACCTGTTTAGCCTTAGCTTCATCATTATACAAGAGCTTAGTGTCTGCACGGTCACCAGTGATTACATCTTTACCAACAGGTATAACACCATCAGCATTGACGGCTCTAACAAAGTCTAACTGCATAGAAACTTCATTTAGGAACCATTCTCGCAAAGCAGTATTATCTTGAGCGATCCCCGCTTGCTCTAATAGAACTTCATTGTCGAAGGACTCATCTAAACCCAAGGCCACATCGGGTTTAGTTTCTTGTGTGGCAGCATATGCCGTTAGAAACTCTCTCCTATTCTCAATCTCTGCTGCAACCTCAGAGAATGCCTCTCGCCTTTCTTTGTCTGTTTTTGCAGCAACAATTCTAATCCCAAGTTGTAGAGTGAGTTCGTTAAAAGTTCCCTTTACTGCGTTAATTTCATTGGGACTTAGTTTATCGTCAATAATAAACTTGAGATCAGGATCTCCGCACTGACGATTCATCATTTGAATCGCAGAATCCTGTAAAGCATTAGGCTTAATGGTAACTCCTTCTTCTGTAGTGTCTCCAAATAAGACTAGCTTATCTCTAAACCATCCAATCTTTGATTGAATTGTTTCACAATCACCTTTACTATTAAGAAAATCTGTCAACGCTGTATGTGATTCAGTTACTGCCTGTAAAAGCCCAGTTTCTAGTGGGCCTGTTCCAATTTGTTTTCCGTCTTCATCGGTCTGGATTGCTTGGCCTTTAGATAGTTTATACTCAAACCCTGCCGTGGAAGCACCTGCAAGATAAGCTCCTGGTCGAGCGCACAAACTCTTCAGGGAACCTCCTTTTTCAACCGATACCGTTGGAGACAAGCTATTGCAAAACTCCTTTAATGATTTTTCTGATTGCCTAAGATTTTGAAGAATTACTTTTAAGTCTTCGGGGTTTCTACCAGCCAGTTCAAATGCTCCACCTAACTGTTCAAGCTTGGCAAGCCTTTCTTGTTCTGCCTGTTGTGCAGCAAGCTCTGCTTGTGCAGCAAGCTCGGCTCTAGTAGTTGCAGCGTCATCAACATCCGTATCATCAGAGCCTTCATCACTACCACCTCCCCATGCAGCTAGAATCTTATAGCCTTTAGATTGTTTGCTTTTCCAATTTAAACCGCTCCACTCGTTGGCAGTGTAAATTTTTTCTCCTAAGTTGCTACCCGAAACCTTTACATTCCCTTGGCCCAGACCTGGGGATTCCGTCCCATCAGGTCTTTTTATGGGTTCTGGCGCGACATACTCAAAATTAATATTTTGTTTCTGACCCACGCCAAGTTGATCCTCACCTCCTAGAGCGGCATCAAATGCTTGTTTTGCTTGATCAATATACTGGCTGAGATCGTCACCTTTCTTTTCATCAGCTTCTGTAAGATAAGTGAGTTTAAACGTCCTCTTCTTTAGCTTGCCATAGCTTTCTAATAGTTCTGAAAAGTAATCCATATTGTATTATAGCTAAGTGAAAGAGGCTCAGTCTGAGTGCAATACCAGACTGAGCCTTTTATACTCAAACTAACTCCGAATCAGGGAGTGGGGTTAGCGTAGTTATAGACGTTCATGAAATCATACTTGAAATTCACGGTCAACTGGTGAAACTGGTTTTGTGAGTAATTAAACTCTGAAGCACTCCATGAAGTGGGGTACACACCGTAAAGCTCCACAGTTGAGTGGGGTGTCATTGTGTTATCAAGCATAACGACCTCCACTTTATCTGCTTTGAAGGACTGACCAGCAGTTCCTCCAGGTTGAGCGTTCTTCGTCATTTCACCAGTGATAGGATCATAAGTGTTACGGAAGTAACGGTATAGGTCAGAAGCTGTTTCACGAAGGTAAAGGTTGTCGAAGTCCACAGTTAGCTCACCTGGAGTAGTTTTTCCTGGGTAGTGAACTTTGTCATTGACACGATCAACAACAATCGCTTCATTCTTCATCTCCAAACCACCTACTTTCTTAGCTGCAAGAGTTAGATCAGATTGATTTGTAACATTGTCGGGAAGCCCGAAGAAGTGAATCTCAAACTGATATGTTCTTACTGAATCCAGATCCGTAGAAATGGTGGGGAGTCCCTGACCAGGGGTGAAACTACGGTCGTACTTAGTCTTGTAATAAGATGTTGCCATTATTTAATTCCTTAGAGAGAACCTAACTGAGCCGATTGGTTGGTCAGGTTAATTTCGAAGATGAGGATCTCGGCAGTCTTGGTAGGCTTAACGAGAACCTTAGTCCACAATTCGTTACGATCAATTCTTAGCGGGGTGTTAACGCTTTCGTCACAAACCACACGGAACTCAGTGATACCTCTTCTTCTCTTAATATCATCAAGGAAGGGGTTGAGGACACCCTCAATTTGTGCCCAAGTGAACTCATCGTTAGGCTCGAAAACAAATCGTTGGGTAGCAGCAAGAATAACCTTGCGGATGTAGATCATTAGTCTGCGGACATTAATTCTATCCAGAGCAGAGGGTGACCTTTGAGTAGTTCTTTGACCAAAGATAGTGATACCTTGTTGAGGGAAGGAAACGACAGGGTTAATGACGTTACCACCACTGTACAGGCTATCTCTGTCACCTTGGTTCAGCTTGACCTCCACTTCAGTCGGCTTAGTCAGGCGACCTCTACGGTATCCAGCAGGTGCGAACCAACTATCAGCAACAGCATCTGTAAAGCACATCTGTCTGGCTCCGTAAATAGCGGGATCTAACCAGCGATCAATTCCATCAAAGACACTGAAAACTTTCACCCAAGGCCAGTAAATTGCAGCATAGGAGCTATTGATAGCAGAAGTTCTAGAGTTTCCAGTTGTAGAGGATTGTCCGTTACTCCAATCAATGGCGTTCTGAACTGTTCCTACTGCATAAGGAGGCGAAACTAGAGCAATAAAGTCTTGTGTAGCTTCAGCTAATGTAATTAGAGCATTTTGAACCACCTCAGTCTGGACACCTGGAACAATTCCAATCCCAATATTAATGTTAGGATCATCAAGAGCTTGCATTCCAGTCTTGGGGTCAACAGCAGCCGAACCGATCAAAGCAGTGTTGGCACTAGTGCCTGATGCGTCACCATTGTCTCCACCTGCTAAACTTGCAGCCGTGGTTTCAATTAGTTTAATGAACCTAGGACCGTTAACAACACTGTTAACATAAGTATTAGTTCTATCAACCTCAGAGGTAGTAGAGTTGTACTCAGCAAATTGTGTGGTAACATTATAAGCAGCCGCACCATTCCCAGTCCCGAAGGCTGTTCGAGTAAGACCGTCAAAAGCCGTTAGGCTTGCAGCAGTTGCGTCACCTGTACCTTTTCTTAGGTTTCCTTTAATGACCGCAGATTTAGTATTGGTTTCACCAGTGTTAATAACGTCTTCAATGAAGGAGCCAGAACCAACAAAGCTACTCTTAAATGATTCCGCAGTAGTTCCATCTTGATTAATGTTAACACTAAAGTTCTGAGAACCTAGGTTGGTAACAGTGACGGAGTTTCCGCTTGCATCTCCACCAGTTGTGGTTCCTGCATTGTAACCCGCCCCAGGATATAGGGATTCGACAAGATAAGTAGCAGCATTAGCCCCTGTGTTAGTAATCGTAGAGCCATACACTCTGACTGTAGAAGCCATGAGTGTTGCACTAGTAGGAGAACCAAAAATAGCACCACTTGCTCCGTCAGCAGCACTAACAGGCAGTAAGCAGGAAACTGCTAAAGCTTCCGAGAAGCTAGTTCCCGAACAAGCAGAGACGCTCATGGAAGCTCCTGATCCAGCATAAGAACCGAAGAGCGCACCAGAAAGACTGATGCCTGTTGCTGTAGAATCGGTAGGCCCATTACCAATAAAGCACCCAACTCTATCAGCATCTAAACCACCTCCAACAATTTTTCTAATAGCCTCACCTTGTGTGAGAGCAGTCCCAGCAGGAATACTAAAGTCTTTTCCTGCTCCAGAGTTGTCAGTGTACTTAGCTGTCCCAGCATTGTCGTATACTTGCACTCTTAGTGTCAGCGGAGTAGCAACTCCGTGACCAAGATTTGCATTATAACTTACAGGACCAGAAACAACGACAACTGGAACGGAACCAACACTAAGAGTTGCAGAAGCATCAGCAGCGTCAGAAGTTGCAGATCTAACAAAGTAGAGACTATTAGTTTGCTCTAAGATTTCAAGAGACCCTTCTAGGGCCTGACCGTAAATTCCTTCAGAAGGTTCACCAAATGTATCCACCAAGTTGTTTTGGCTGGTAATTAAAGTTGCTTTGTTGGTAGGGCCTTTACTTGCAAAGCCGACAACGCCAACAATAGACGTATTAATTGACGGAGCATACTCCGAAATATCTTTCTCAATGGTGTATACACCAGGGCTTACATAATTTGCCATAATTTATCTCCTAAGCGTTGGAAATTTTAAAAATTCTGCGTCTGTGCAGAGTTTGAATCTGTTCTGTGATGTAGCTCTCTGGAACCACAATGCTCTCCCCTGGCTTCATGTAGCGTTCTTTGCAGCCCTTTTCTGTATTAAAGTAAATGGCAAACGCCTGAAGACTATCGTTTTTTACAACTTTCATAATTAACTAACTCCTACCTATATGTATCATTCTGATCTGTGCTTTTTGAAAACTTTTTTTATGTCTCAATTTTAAACTCCGTGATCTCCCCAGTGGAAGTATACAGAAATTTAGGACTAGGAATGTATGTTCTAAGAACAATATTCATAGTTTTCTTAAGAACTCGATCTTCTTTATCAGTTACGGTAACTTGACCAACATCTTCTTCAGATTCAAGGAATGCTTTAGCTAATGTAGAAAATTCAGTAGGAACTTGCATCTCAGGGTTGAACTTTAATCGAACCTGTTCAAGCATTTGATCCATATCAGACATGTATTTGGACCATAAGTTTAATTGATATCTAACATTGACAGCCCTAGGCGCTAGACTCAAGATTCGTATAGCTCTATTTTTTTCTTTATCCCAATACTTCTCGTTAACTAATAGGCTTTCTGTCTTCTGTCTTTCTGTATCATTATCAGAAGTTGTTTGTCCTATCGAGAGTATGGGTAAGATAATATTATTTTCTTGTTTTAATTTAGCAATAGCTCGTTCAGCATTAGCGTGAATACATCTAACATCGGTCCACTTATCCTCTGAACTAATATAACCTACATCGCTAAAAGAAGAAATCATCGCTCGTAATGACTCACGATAGACAAAAGATACATTATCTCTAGCCTTTGTCATTTTGTAAATTACTTTACGAACATCCCCTTCCCTGGTTTGCCAAGTATCATTTCTACTTGTAAAGGAAGAAGCGTCCCAAGTAGTGGAGATTCCACTATCATCTGTATATTTATAATCAGCCATCTATACCTGCATACCCTCCAAGCTCATCGCTGACTTGAGTTAGTGGAGTGTCTTGGACATCAGTAGCATCACGGAGGAGTTTAGCAGAGCAGACTAAGTGGTACACACCGTATGACTCAAAGCTATCCTCAACAACTTCGAAGATTTCGTACCTTTGATCTTGGAAAAAAGGCTTAACAATATCACCAGGAATCACGGACCTACCAATCTTCCTTTCAATGTAGCTCTTGTTGAATGTAAATAGTTGATCGTTAGTTAACTCAATACCAAACTGAGTAAGCTCTTCGCTCATCGAAGTGGGGTCGTAATGACCATGGACCGTAATGGCATTCTTAGCAACGGGTTTGTTACGGGATTCCATGTACACCTCATCGTACTCATCGGTCTGATAATACTTGTAAAAAGAAAACTTAGAACCAGCAAGACGAATCATCTCATCATCAACCAAGTTGAAGAGATTAATATCTGGATTCTCCTGATCGAAAAGGTTGAGTAAACTCTCTCCCTCATCAAGGTCAGGAAGCTCAGGAAGCTTCGTCGTTGCTTTGTAGTTCTTTTTCATCCTCTAGGATTTTTACCTGCTTTACCTTTCTCCTCAGCACTTCTTCTAATTGCTTGAGCAGTGCTTTCACCTGGTTTCTTTTTAGTGAGAGGCGTTCTCTTGGCTAGTTTGGCTCCTGCTGGAATGTTCGTATGTCTACGCTCATGAGCTTCAGGATCACCAGCAGCTTTAGTTATTTCATCAGCCCCCGTGTCCTTCTTCACCTTGATTAGACCCATAGCCTCAGCCATCACGAATCCAATCTGATGGTACTCGGTGTGATCTTTCATCTTTTTTTCTGATGCAGCAGTAGGTCTAAACTCTGGTGCGCCAGGGTTAAAGCTTTTAGTTTTTCCAAAGATCTTTTGACCAGCCTCAAATTTAGCCTTATCCTTTGCTTTCTTACTTGTATCGTGGGGACCTCCTCGACCATGTGCAGCAAGTTTTTTAGCGCCTTCTTTCTCATCTGATGTCATTTTACGGGCACCATACGTTTCCATTAATTTATTAACATATGTATTGTTCATTTTTGTTTCCTCTAAATCTCTATCCGAAGCAGCCTGTTGACCTAGTTCGGCTTGTTTTTTTGCAGCGTCACCCCCTGTAGCGACACCTTGTGCGCTTGCAATAGCTTTTCTTGCAGCTTTCCTTTTTAGCATCCTTGCTGCTCCCTTGCCAGCAGCAGCAACACCTCTTCCGACAGCAGCCCCAACTCTTGCTGCTCCAGCAGCTAAAGCAGGTAATAACTCATCAATGCGATAAGCTAAATCTCTATAAGCCTCGACCTGCTCATTTTTCTCTCCAGGCTTAGGCCCAGGAATTTTTCCTGTTTGTTTGTGAGTTTGAGATGCTTGTTGCCCATGTCTTTTAGTAAATTTTGTAGCATCATCTCTTGCTTCAGCTTTACTCTCACCAGGATTAGTTGCATGGCGACTAGATGTTTTCGAAAGTTTAGAACCCTTACTACCAAATTTTGTTGCTAAAGCTTCTTTTAAAGTTTTTCCTGTAGCATAACCTTGCTTAGTCGAAGCCTGACAGATAGCAATAGCTGCGCCTTCGTCCTTAGACTTCTTTACTTTATCTACACAGCGACTAACTCTTGTTCCTTTAGGCATGATTAAAATAGTGTGAACGCAGGTGGTTCTTCGATTTCTGAGAGAAGCTCTTCTTTAAGCTTATCCTTTTCAGCCACACTCTGCTGCATTAAGTCTGCACCATTTAGGCTTGCTCCACCACCAGGGGATGGAAGTGATTTATATTTACCTCTGACCTCACCAAGGATTCCCTTGCAGACCGCTAAAGCGTATCTTTGAATCCAGTTCTTGTAGTATGGGTGCATGGTATAAGTATCCAAGGCTCTGTAAATCAAAATAACTGTTTGGTTATTGTTGACTGGTGTTGGATATAATTGTAAAATATTTCCATTAACAACATCCCAAGAACCCTCTTGGCTTAGAATCTTTCTAATCATTTCTAGGTGCTGTTGCATCAGATAGAAATCTGATACTTGGAAATTACTAAAGAGGAAGTTATCTTGGAAGTACTTAATAAAGAAATCAAACTCCAAAGTCCCAGCCATGTTCTGGATGCTCAGTAAGGACTTCTTATAGACAACATATGTTAAATTGTATGCGATATGCATTGGAAGCATATAAGCGTTTGCTCCTGCGGAACACTCAAATGTAGCACACTGTGTAGTCCAGAATGGAGCATGGTAATCTAGATTGGTTATTGCTTCATCAATAGCAGTCTTAATTTGAAATGGAGTAAGCTCTACTCTAACTACTGGATGTCCAAGCCTAGCCAACACAAAATCATGGACTGTCTGCTCAAACGGATCTAGTTCAACACCATCTTTGAGAAGACCTTTGTTAAGTCTAAAGGCATCAATAGCGGTATCATAAATATCAGTATCACCAAGATCCCTACCTCCGTAGGTTCCAAAGGTATCACCATATCCTAATAACTTAGGATCTACTTTAGGTGCTGCTGCTTGTGCCATGCGATTCTTCTATGAAAGTTTTAGATTGAGGTTTCTTCTTTTCAGAGGATGCCTTCTTCTTCTTCACTGGTTTACTAATTAATTCTAAATGTCTTGAATCAACCAATGTTTTTGATTCAAATAATTCTGACGGTCTAATCTCTACAACTTCATCACCTATGTGAAGAAGCATATTCCACCTGCATTTGCTTCGATATTTGTACATAATAAGTCTAAAAGTATATAGGAAAGAAAGAGGGCCAGAGGACAAAAAACCTCTGGCCCTCGTAATCTTATCTAATTATTTAATTAGATAGTTGTTGCAGCACCCAAGAGCGCGGTATTGCGCGAGAATGGGCTGAACAAGTAGTTTGCGGTCGGGCCGACAATACGAATGATTCTGTAGAATCTGTTGTACGGCTCAATCTGGACCTTACCATAACGGGTAAGAATTCCTTTCCTGGGCTGGAAGGACTCGGGATCCGTAATGGTGGGCAACTGCTGTAGCGGAATGTAGGGAGCATAGATGAGCCCAGAATCCATAGCGTTGGCACCTTTATATCCAACCATGATTTCATCAGTCGGGTACATCGGATCAACATAGAGGTCATAGCGACCCATAAACTTGCCCTTATACTCAATGCTATTACCACCAATGTTGGTAGGAGCATCATTCGGCATAATACCACCCTCAAGCTTGGAGGCACTTTCTAGAAGTGAGCAAACAAGCGGAGAGGTGAGAAGCCAATTACCAGGCCCACGCATCGTCGTGCGATAAATATCTTGCGAAGCAAGGTTAATGATCGCAAGAAGGTTCGCGTAGACTTCGCCAACGTGACGAGGAGCGAGATCCATCGAAGACTGGCTGAAATCACAAACGAAGATATTTGAGTTAACTTTAGCAGAACCAAGCTCGGTTCCACCACCAGCGAAGTCGTAGGTGAACTGAGCAGGAACGAAGTTAGTCGAGTTAGCACCGTTGCCATCAAGACCAGGGAACTTGCCATCGGACGCGCCGTCCTTACCAAGGTTAATGTAATCGTTGTCCATCAAGCGTTGGTTACCACCACCGTGAGCGGTGTTGTGGAGACCGTAAGCAATCTGGCGAAGATCTTCAATGAGTTCACGGTCGATCTCAAGCTGAAGCTCCTTCGAAAGAAGGTCAGTAAGCTCGCGCTCAAGGTCAAGGTTGTGATAAGCCTTAAGGTCTTGAGAAGCCTCAAGAGTCCAAAGGGCTCTCATCTTACGAGTGTTAGCCACAACGGCTTCCTGCTCGATGTGGAAGGTCATCTCAGGGATGCCCGTTCCAGTCAGACGCTCACCACCCGAAAGGTTGTAGCCCATGACCGCGCTTCTGTTAGGCCAAGCAGCGATCTGACCACCCATCGTACCAGAGGGAGCACCAGCACCGTAGAAGGGCTGAGTACCAGAAACCGAAGCAAGGACGTTAGAAACGTCGAAGCCGCTCTGAGCCTCATCACCATCAAGACCTGTACCAGCAGCAGTGATGCGAGTACCGTCAGCAGCAAGGAAAGTACCTTGCTCGGCAGCAACACTCTTATCAGTTCCTTCAACAGAACCAATCGCCTGTGCAACATTGCCAGCGTAGGTAAGGTTGAACTTACTGAAAACAGTTTCGCTAGTGTAGCCATCTTTCATACGGCTGTTGCCGAGATAGAAGACTTGTGAAACAGGCCCTTGCATGGGCTGAACACCAACAAGGCTGTTGGCTAAAAGTTTGGGGTAGACCCTGCGAACGAGGGGGAAAGCAAACTTTTGAAAAGTACCAAGCTGGCCCGTAGTGGTAGCGCCAGCAGTAATAGCTTCATCAAGAGTATTTACTTTTTCCTCAACAATAGATTTTGCTTGGTTTTCAAGAAGTTGAGCAGTAACTCGACGGGTATAATCATTATCAATACCCTCAAGGACGGGCTCCCACTTCTGGACAAGCGTGTCATCAGTCTGATGCATCATTTCCATAGTAATATAATCCTAAATTAAGATTGGGAGAAAGGCATGAATTTCATAACCTCATCGTTTAAGAACTTATTATCATAAGATCTTTCATTATTTTCGTTAATCTCCTGATCCGCTCGGGAGACAACAACTGCGCGTTCTGAGGAATTAAATTTCTCAGAGCTTGCAGCTTCCAGATTCTCAACTTCTTCGAGAAGCTGTGCTTTCTGACCTTCAAGTTCTTCGACCGAATTCTCGGTAATCGAAACTTTGCTATCCAGAACGGTAACAGTATTTTGAAGTTTTTCGTTTTCACGCACAAGTGCATTGACCTGCTCCGTTAAAACATCAAACTCTTCCTGAAGTTCGCCATGTTGGCTAGTCATTTCAGAAAGAGCACCTTCTTCGTCATCACTGTTAAGCTCTAGGGCCATTAAAGTTCTCACTGATTCAAAGAGTCTAGCGTTACGGAACACCTCGCTCTCTTCACTAAGCTCAGTAAGAGCTTGTTCTTTTAATTGATCCACTTTAGTTCTAAGGTAAGCGTTCACCTTAGCTTCAAGTAGCCCGATTTTTTCCTCGACTTGCTCGTTAATAGTCGAATCCACCAGTCCGAAGATAGCTTCGACGGTGGACTCATCAAGTCCTTCAGGAAGAATATCGGCAATATTCTTTATTTTACTCATAAGTAAGTTCTCCTAGGTTAATATATCTATTGTTTAAATCTAAACAATTTGTTTTTTTTTAAAAAATGTAGGCGCTACTTTAGCATCTCAGCGATGATGGAACCAAGCTGGTGGTAAGTTTTGCTCATATTCAGGGCTCTTCTTCTTGCTTCTTTATTCGTCAATACGCCTTGATTTGGAATTTGCTTCGGCGTTATTTTTACTCCACCAGCGCCTTTCTGTGACGGCAGACTCGTAATGTTTGAAAATTTATTTTTTTGTTGATTAAAGTTTTTTTCTGCCGCCGCTAAGTTGCCCATAACTCTTGTCCTATTTCTAGTTTCAATATTCGAAGTGGATTGTCGCCTTTTATCTCTAATAGATCTTGAGTCCCTTGCACTGGCTCTGGCTCGACCGACCGCATCACCAGTAGCGACGGCAGCATCTTTAACTCCACCTAAAGCTCTTCTAGTCGCACTAACTCGTACAGGCTTTCCTGCTGCTTTGGCTGCGGCCATCCTTTCACTGTCACGGTCTAATCTAGCCTGACCTTTCATTCTAGCTTTTTCAGCAGCCACATCCGCTTGCCCTTGAGCTTTACCAGTTTTAATCATTCTTCTACGGGCTAGGTATCCAGCAGCAGGAGTGCCAGCACCTCTTTGAATTTGTCCACTTCTTGTCTGAGTGTCACCTTCTCCTGGCTGCTGGAAGGCTTCGTTTACGTCTTTTTGTAGATTACTTATTGCCTTTTCGAAATTAGGATGACTAGTCATCTGCTTCTTCCTAGCAGCCTGAGTTGCTTT